TTATAGTCTTGTTCATTTATTCGCGGAGGAACTACAGGAAGGATTGGATTATTAGTTAAAAAAATGTACATAGTATCATTAAGCTCATTAGCTAAGCTCCCTATGCTGGTTAGCCCGTTTACTCCTGTAAGAGTAAAAAAGTCAACAACTAAACCATTACCTAAAGCGTTTTCTAAAGAACCTACGCCTGCACCTTCTGATTTACTTACTTGAGTGTTTATAGCATTTCTGTACTCGCCCGAAGGCAACAGTCTAGCATCCAAGTCTTTATTCATCTTAGACTTTATAAAAGCATTTTTAACCTCTCCCATTTAATTTAGTATTTTATCCATTTAGATTTACCTCTCATTACTTGAACTATTTCATCAAGTTTTATATTAGATAATCTTATTTTAGCATTTCTAAGTTTTGAAACTTTTTCCCTGTTTAATCTATTTATTACATATTCAGGTTGACCTGCTCTAGAAGCCATAACAGCATAATGCATATAAGCGTACATAGCCTCTTCCGCCATCTTAGGGACCTTAGTATCAAGATCGTAAGCTAAGCCATCAGAAATGTACTCTAAAATGATTAGAGCGCTTGCTAGATTATTTGAAAAAGACATTTTTCCTTCTCTGTGGTTTATAGTAAACCAGCCATTAGTTTGAGAGTACTGTGGATCAAGTCCATATAATTGACCTTGCCCTATGCCTCGGCTATTATCGTAGCCGTCGTAGTCAAAGTTTATTTGGCGTAAGTTGTTAGCTTGGCCGTTAAGTAAGTTGTCGTCAGCTCCAGCCCATCTAGCTTCTGTTATCGATGTTCCCTCTAAGTTTTCACCAAAATTGTCTTGAGTAGGTACTCCAATGCTATCTTGCAAAGGCATCGACCCAGGGTTGATGGTTAAATTGTTAGCTGGATATATAGGCCTTTTAACCCCCATGCTATCAATCCAAGACATCTTAACGTAGTTAACGTAATCTTGTGGTATTACCACACTAAGACTAGGTGGTATATTTAATTCTTGAGATTTAATGCTATTAAGAGTGTCATAACTAAACTCCTGCATTGCTCGCTTTGCGTGGAATATAAGATCAGTTCTTTTAACACTAGGTATATTTTTACCTGCACCTACGTAAGCTACTTGAAAGTTGTTTATTACATCGTTTAATTTTATGTAAGAATAGTCATCATAATTTTCTTCAACAGTAGTTCCAGTAGCATCTTTGTTTCCATAGTTACCACCGTCTAGTCTTTTAAGTTGAACTACTATGCTATCGTTTACACCTAAACTAGGTATAGCTATAGTATTACCTACAACAGTATAGATTGTTGTTATTTCTGTATAAGTTAAAACACCTGGAACAGCTTTATATAGTTTAAAGTTATTTAAAGCATAGTTTATGTCAAGTGGATTCCAAGCGTTAGCGCCGCCAAATACTAAGGTAGTATCAAATGTAGTGGTAAAATTTTGAGCAGCACCACCAACAACAGCTACTGCTAGGAATTTTTGAGAACCCGCGTAGTATTGTTCATTAGTTTCTGTTATAAGTCCCATTTATTAACTTTTTTTATTTATTTCTTGTGATTGAACCTGTTGAGCAGCTACCTGTATAACTGTAGGATCTTCTATTACCAAACCAGCATAGAATAATACTTTTAATATAACTGTTGTTTGTTCTGAAGACATTAATTCAAAGTCTAAAGAAGATGAAGCATTGTAAGTGTACTGGCCTAATGTAGTTCCTACATCAAACCCCCAAGTAACATTACGCGGTTGTCTAACATAGTTAATTTCTAAATTATTTATAATAGAAGATGGGCTAACAAATATTTTTTGATTTTCATATAAGTAGGTAGGAAAAGATAGTGTTGACGCTGTTAGCGGTGATCTTTGAATATTATAAAAAGTAGTTCTTCCGAGTCTTTCTAGCTCTACAGTAGAATTAGTAACAGAAGTATAAACTACTTCGCCTAATTGATGCACGGAGGTATTGTCGCCAAAGGCATCTACAGTCGGAAGTGTAAAATGTGCAGGTATTGTTCCTGCAGTTGCTACAAATGTAGGAGCTCCAAAAGTTTTAAATACAGATAATTTCTCATCTATACTTGCTATTCTGTCAGCGTAATCAACATCCGCTTGTGGAACTCTAAGTTGTTGGTTTAAATCAGAGAAGTATTGTTCAAATATTTCTAACTGAACTTGATTAGCTATACTATTAAATTCAGTAGGGGTCATATAACCTCTCTGCTCTTTGTTTAATAGTAACAAAACAGTTCTGTATACTGTATTTACATTTATTGCCATTTTTGTTTATTTATTATAATATGGGCCCGAGTTAACGAGCCCTATATTAATATTACATGTTAATTCAAATTTTTCTCTATAGATCTGAAAACTTCCACACCTTCATCGGTTTTGAAGTAAGCAGCCATTGCAGAGTAAGGATTTTCATCAAAAGGAACTGTCATTAGTTTTCTTCCATTTGATCCCCATAAAAATGTTCTTTGATCTTGAGAAAGTGATATAATCCCTGCTTCAGCAGCTCTGATAGCTGTGTTCCTAAGCTGAACGTTATCATCATTAGCTAAATCAATAAGTAACTTAGGATTCTTTTTAGCAAACAAAAGTAAATCTCTTCTGATCTCTTTGGAACTCATAGAGTTAACTGATGATCCTAGCTCTACTCTCATTATAGCCTCTGCTTGGTCAATTTCCATTTCTCTAGCAAATACTAAAGCATCTATTTGTAAGTCTAATTCCTCTAAATCATCTTCAGCTTCTTCTGCTGCACTAAACTCTTCGTATAGTTTACCTTTTAAAGGATGAAAAATTGAAAGTAGTTTTTGTAAGTTTTGTTGGTGCTTAGGCACTTTTAAATCACCATTAGCAAATTGTATGTGTCCTAATGTACATTCTCCTTTTTGTTCGTCTACTAGCGGAGATTCTTGGTTAGTAGCGTATCTTATTTCTCTTTGTTTACCATTTTCTTCGTCGAAATAAAGTAGCGAATGCTTTCTAGTGTGACGACATGGTATAGTTAGAGTTAAAGGGCTTTTGTTACCCGTTAAATAATAAATCCTGTCCTTGATTTCCCAAGTTGGTTTAATTGGTTTAGCAGCCTTTATAGGTTGTGCTTTAACTTGAGGTGCTACCTCAACTTTTTTAGCTTGTGCTTTTGTAGCCATAATATGATATAATATAAATGTTTATTTAATGACAATAGCCTGTTACTATAATATATACTAGCTAATGTCGCATAAGAGTAATAGTTACCCCCGTAGTTTCAACGAGGGTAATTACTACATTAATTTTGAATCTTTTAGATTCCTTTGAATAATACAAAGTTGTTAGCAGCTTGAGTTACCAAACATCTTTCAGATAGGAAGTTTACCTCCATTGCATCTAAAGTTGATGTTGAAGCTCCACCAGCAGAACCAGTTAACCAAGATTTCATACGTCTATCATCAGATGCAGACGCTCTATATCTTACGTGTAAGAAAGGTCTTCTAATGTTAGTTCCTAAAATTTGATCATATACTGTAGATGTTCCAGCAGGTACTAATACTCCTTCAACAGAAGATATTCCAGTTAAAGCTCCACGTGTAGATGCATCGTTTAAATACTTCCAGTCAGTTTTGTAAAAGTCATAAGAACCTCTTCTAAATCCTGAGAATCCTAAGTTCAAAGCCATTTCTTCTGAGTTTTCGAATAAACCAAAAGCAGTACCTCCAGCAAATCCACCAGAAATTGCAGCTAACATATCGTCAAAATCTAAAGACGTTTGTCTTTGTAAGAATAACATGTTCTCTTCAATTGCTCCTTGTGTATCTAAATTCTTTAAGATAGCATCAAATTCATCTAATCCAGCAGCAGCAGTAAATCCTACTTCCACGTTTCCACGAGTTTGAATAGCAGCAAATAAACCTTGTGATCCAGGGTTTGTTGCAACAGTTGCAGCATTCTGATTGAACTCACCTTCTACCATACTCATTTCTAAATAGTCTTCAAAACGTAATCTTGTTTCAGATTCAGCTTTTAAATACCATAAAAATCCAGATGTTCCGTCTTCAGTTGCAACTTCTACCCATCCAATTTGTGACATATCAGAACCAGAAATAGTATACTGAGATCTTAAGATGATAGGAGAGTTAGAATATTGTGTAAAGCTAGGATTAACAGAAACTCTTGTGTTAGCTGCTTGAGCACCGGCAACGCCTGTACCTGTAGCTATTTGAGAACCTTTTCCGTAATCAGAACCATATACAAATATTTTTAATCCTGCGTTAGCAGCACCAAAAGTAGCTACAAGTGTAGCAGCGCTATAAGGCTGAACTACAAGAGCTCCAGTAGCCGTGTTAGAAGCTGTCACTAAAGCTTTAGCCTCGTTTCCAGTAGCTGGATCAAGAATAACGATAGTGTCATTTAAAGATATAACATTAACAATACCTGCTGCTACCGGAATAGCAAGGTTGTTAGCTGTTGCTCCTGCTGCTCCAGTTACAACGTTGTTGTAAGAAATGTGTAATCTATTTTGCTCAGACCAAATAACTTGATCAGAAGTCATTGGCATTTCAGCACCAACCATTTTTAAGAATCCAGATAACGTTCTGTTTCCATAACGCTCTACTTCTTGTTCATAAATTTCAGGTAAATACTGTTGTGCAAAGTTGTTTGCACCAGCTCCAGCTCCGTTAAATTGAAGGTAGTTGCTGTTTAATAATTGTTGTCCTTGTGATGGAATAATTGATCCAAATTGCGGAGTTAAACTCATAATAATTGTTTTTAGTTAAATTTGTTCTTTTTAATACTTAATTTTGAAGAATCAGGACTACTAATTGATTTAACTTTAAACCCACCTAAGAAGCCGTCATTACTTTTAGTAGTTCTAGGACTGTCTTTTAGGTTTTTAGATTTGTTAACAACGTCGCGGACAGCGTCAGCTTTACCTTGTTCGTAAAAATGATTTACAATTGCATCTCCATTAGAAGCCATGTATAAAGCCTTGTGATAGCCTTTTGCGTCATTCATAACACCTTCTTTATTTAGGAACTTACCTACAAAGTTGTTGATGTCAGATTGATCGGTTGCAACTTTATTAGAATCTTGTACTCCATACCTAAATTTCTTACCACTGACATCGAAATCAAAACCTTTGAATTCATCAGAAAAGTATTTATTTGTATTGGACTTAAACTCTAAGTGTTGCTGTTCAGCAGTCTCTTGGTCTTTATTGAATCTGTTAAAAAAGTCTGTAGCTTTTTGCTGCTCTTGAGTAACGCCCGGTCTCAACTTGATCTCGTCGTAATATTTACTCTTTGTGCTTTCTAAAAAGTTTTTAGCTTTTGCAACTTCTTCTTTAAACGCAATCTTCTTTTTGCGTATATCTCTTTCCTCGTCTAGATCTTCATCATATTCGTAATCTTCTAAGATTAAATCCAAGTCTTCAGATTCTAAATAAGGTTTTGTTTTTTTATAATATTCTTTTAATAAAACACTTTCATCAATATTTGAATAATCAGCGTTTAGTCTAACGTAATCCTCGACTGTTCCCCCCGTGTCTTCCATAAAGCTAACTAGCTTTTCAACATTTTCCGGTAGTTTTCTACCTAAAACTTTTTCGTCTCTTACGGCTTCTTGAGCTTGCTTAGTTACCTGCTTTATTTCTTCGTCAGTTACTTCTTGTAAAGGCGTAAACTTGGCAACAGCATCTTTAGAGGGCTCTTCGTCTCCTTGTCCCACTTCTTGCAATCCCACTTTGGGTTGTTCTGTAAGTAGCACAGGCTCCTCTGTTTCTTGCTTTTGAACGGCATTTTCTTCAGATTTTAATGTGTCGTTAGGAATTACTACTTTAGTAACTTCTTCTTTGTTTTCTAACACAGGCTCTTTAATGCTAACCTTTGTTATAGCCGTAGCTTCTTGACTTAACTGTTTAGGCTTAGTGCTTTTCCCTTTTAAAGAAAACTCACCTTCCTGTTTAGTTGCTTCTTCCATGATATAATATAATTAAATAGTTAATTTTGATAGTGCTAGAAATTATCTAGTCCGAAACCTCCAAGGGTATCATTTCCGGATGACTCAAAATTTGTTGGTAATGAATCATTTTGTCTTTGTGATATTAACTCTGATTGCTGAGTTGCTTGTATTTTAGTTCTTTCGTCTTTTCTATCCTCCATCTCTTTTTCTTTCGATCCTTCAGAGTTAGCTTTGACTTGAGCTAGTTTCATTTGATAACCAAACTCTTCAGCCATTAAGCCTCTTTTTATTTCAGCTTCAGCTTGCATTCTTTGTATTTCAAACTGAGACTTAGCTTGCTCAATACTTACTTTCTCAGCGGTTATAGCTTGTTGCTTTTGAACTTCGTTCATTGCTGCTTGCTCTGCTTGTTGAGCGTTTGCTTGCGCTTGTGCTTGTATATTTGCTTGCTTTTGTTTTTGTTCTCTTTCTAGTTTTTGATTTTGTCTAAGCTTTAAAAACTGATTAGCTAATTTTTGGTTTTTAATGTTTCTAATATCTATAGCATCCGACAAAGCTATGACGCCCGTCTGTAAAGCCATTTGAACATTTTGTTCTAATAAAGCTTTTTCATGCTCCTCAGGTTCAATTTGTATGTATATACCAAAATCATGTATTTGTAAATTCATTAACTCTTCTAAAGTTTTAACGTTAAAAGAACTAATAGAATTCCTTAAAGCGTTATGTAACAGCGGGTTGTCTATAACATCCGCAACCTTTAAACTTATATTTTCGCATACTCTTAAAGTTACATAAAGCATAGAATCCAATAAATGCTTTGTAGCTACATTAGAAGCGTTTGCCGCTAGTTTTTGAACACCAACCAAAGCATCTTTATCTGTTTGACTACCGTCTCTAGCTTCGTTTAAACCGGTTACATCTCTAATCATCTGTAAGTAATATTGATACGTACCAATAAGACTTTGTATTTTAGCTTGTCCAGAAGAAGAACTTAATTCTTGAATAGGTATTTTACCTGCATTCATGCCGCCTTCTTGAGTAAGCGATCTACCTACTATAGAACCTGTTTGAAAATACATATTTAAAGCTTCAGCCGGGTTATAGTTAGTACCATTACCTAGATCCACTTCAGCTAAACCATCCATATCCAGGAATACACCATCTGGTACTATTCTAGACATCACTTGTTGAAGTTTAAGATGTGTTAGTTGAATCATATCAGCAAAACCTGTTATTCTACTAACTATAGATTCTATTCTACCCCTGTACATTCTAGGAGCCGATATACAATAATTCATTTCAACTTTTGTTGAATCAGCTGTTGGTCTTGTCATATTTTCAGCCAACTCCCAATTCAACATGTAATTATTACCTAGTACTTTTGCTCCTGTATATAAAACCTCTATGGTTCTATAAACTCTTTCAAAGTTGTCATTAGGCGGTGGATTAAATTCATCAGTTTTTTCTAAAGCTTTTTCTAAACCTTGTTCTGTTTTTTTAATCTTAAAAACCTGATTCATGTATGTCTTATATTCAAAGTACATTACTTGAACCGTATTGCCATCGTAATTCCCCCAGTTTTGTAAGTACTGAGAATTACCAGGCATTTTTTGTATTTTTAACAACTCTTCTTCAGGTATATCAGGGAATTGCTTTTTTAATTCAGCTATAGTTATTGATTTAATTTCTCCGGCATAATATATATCTTCAAAATTAGGATCTTCTGTATATGAATAAACCAGATTAGCTGGATCAACATATTCAATTTTTATACCTTCAGTAGGGTCAAATCTAGTTTTTGCAGCAGTAATACCTATTACAGTTAAATCACTAGCTATCCTTTTCTTTATTTCATCGTACTTGTTAGCGGCTAAAACATTTGATATAACTTCTTCTTCGGCTATTTCAATGCTTTGCTTATAGTTGAGTTGCATGTGCAAATCTAGTTCATCCTTGTTCTCAGGTAATCCAGCTATATCGCCTGTAGAAGACAAGTCAATATCCATTTGCTGCTTCATATTTACTAAGGCAGCTTTAGTAGCTATATCTTTTTCTATAGCTTTAGCATAATCTGTTTTAACTTTTACAGAAAAAGGATCTTGCGCGTAGGTGGTTATATCGTAAGATTTATTAGACATACCGTTAACAACTATATCAACAAATTTTGATATAACAGGAACTGGTTTCCAGTCTAAATTAAGATAAGACAAATCACCATTTATAGATAATTCATCTTTATACTTTTGAATACTTTGCTCTCCTCTAGCATACTGCCTGAGTTGGTGAAAGCTGTTATAGCTTTGTGTATATCTATTACCAGATCGACCTCCTTGAAACCATTCTTGCTCGATAGCCTGCGCAACTTGCATACCATATTCGTAGCTTGATTTTTCTTCGTCGCTAACTACTTGGCTAGGAAATGAACTGTTACTATTAGTCTGTATTCTCATTTATTGTATCATTTTTGATGATGCGCCTTTATTGTCGTATTTCTTTATACCTAAATTTATACTCCTGTATTCTTTCTTAGCTGATGGTACGTATCTATTCTTGTTACATGCCATTAAAGCTAATCCAGAGCTTATAGATGCATCATGCTTTGTTCTATTGTTTATATTAAACCTTGCCCAGTCTTCTAATGTTCTTTGAAAATACATATCACCATAACCTCCATCGGTTTTACCAATACTAGTATTTATATATGTTTCTATAGCCGCTGCGTGAGCTTGCTTTATATCTTCACTAGAGTTAGGTATTCCGCCTATTTCTCTTTCTGTTATTGATAACTTGTTCCAAGCTTTATCAGGTCGATTCATAGAGTAACCCCTATAGCCTCTTCTTTTAAAATGATACAGTAATCTAGGTTTGTTGTTTTCACATAATATTGGCATACCGTAAAATACGCAAGCCATCAATACATCTTCAAAAAATATTTCAGCAGTTTGAGGTCTAGCTATATATTCTAAAAAGAAATGATTAGGAGGTACATCCTCCATACTAAACTTAGTTAAACCATGCAAAGACCCATTAGATCCTCTTCCATCAACTGTACCTGATATATCATAACTGTCACAACCAAATGCCCCACAGTGTTCGTTTGCTGGATACTTACTTCCATTCCTTACTATTACGCGGTTTTGTAAATTAACAGGTGGAACCCAAGATATTTTAAACCTACCGTCTTTATTTGGTATAAATATAACGCTTGAATCTAATTTGCCATCTTGCCACTGAAAACTACCTGTGGTAACTATCGCTGTATTTCTAAGGTCTACATTGTAATCTATTTGCTCGTATATTTTCGTCAGGTTAAATAAAGACTCTTTTGCTTCGTCTCTGAATGCATGCTCTTCAGTTCTTGGAAATTGTCTATAAAATTCATTCAACCCGTCTTGGTCATCTTTTAATCCTTCTACTTCATTCTTCCAAAACTCTACAACACCTAATGTTATTTTATCACCAAATGAATCTAAAACTTCTTTTTTGGGTGTATCGAATACAGGAAACCCATAAGAATCAATGTATCCCTCGTAGTTCCATTCCATAGGTATGAACAGAGAATAGAGTCCTGAGCTAGTCTGCCCGTTGCGGTTTCTCTTTGTAACGTCTGATCCATGGTATAATTTTTTAAAGTTCTCACCACCTTTATCTAAAGCATTTGATGTTGATCCCATCATACACTTTCCAATAATTCTAGAACCTAACCTTAACGTTGTTTTCGTAACCCTCCAGTTGTTGAGGATGTTGTTCGGCCTTTCCCATTTACCCGATTCATCGTGGACGAGTAATTTGAGTTTCTCTCCATCGTACGCGTTATCACCGGTGTTTTTCCAGTCAATCGTCGTGTCAAGGCCTGTGAGCGTCTCGATCTGTGTTTTCGAATCGAGTCCCCTACGGGTAAGCTTGGATGCGGGTACACGATAGGCAAGTTCCGTCTTTGGCCTGTCCATACCGTCTTGTATTGGTTTAAAGAAAAAGGGATAGTTAACACTAATGGGTACAACTTTATCTGTGAACATCTTCTTCGCATCGGCTCCAGATTTGGACAAAATCCCAAACCGTGAATCGCTTGATATGGTTGCCATGTTAACAGCCTCCCCTGACGCCATGAATGAAAATCCCGAACGTCTGTTCTTGAGATATGACATGCCATAACATCTTTTGTCTGCCTTGCAAGCCTCCCAGAATAAATAGAATAATCTATTGGACTCTCTAAAATCTGGCTTCCCAATATCAATTTTGGACCATTGCAAGTACATGTACTGAGTACCAGTAATATAAGTAGGCTTGTCTTTGTTAAAAAACCAATAACCTTTTTCACGCCTTTGAAACTCTTCTTCAATATAGTCATACCATTCTTCTTTAAATTGTTCAGAGTAATTCTTCCAATCAAAAACAGTTTTAATATTTTTTAATTCTTTGGGATACTCAGCCGCTACCCATTTGTTGCCCTCGCTTTTAACTACATTAGTAGCTTTAGGTAAGGCTATTACTAGATTTTGTATTTCATAAATCTCCCCAATTTCACCGGTCTTACTAATAACCACCATTTCATGATCTTCATCATAACCGTATTTCCATTTCTTAAATTTATTATTTTTATTTAAGATCTTGGGTTTAACGTGGTCAGGTAAAATTTTGTATAATGACTGCTCGTACATTATTTAGATCTACCTTCAGCGAATCCTTTAAAAGCTTTTTCTTCTTTAGCTTCCTTAGGTTTCTCGTTAAGAATATTATCTTCTTCATCTATACGTTTAAGTATTTCAAAAGCATCAAATATTGCTAATTTTTTAGTAGCAGCGGCATTTTTAAGTTTGTCTGCTGTTAAATCATCATCTGAATCTACAATAAGTTCTTTAGCTACTTTAACTAATTCCGCTATCGCGATGTGCCCAGCTTGGATTATACTCAACTTGGTTTCCTTGGTGTTCATATTTGATTACAATATCATTAGATTTCATACAGAAAACCCTCTGCTCATCAACGATAAAATCCCATTCACTGTTAGGAGTAAATCCTACAACGTCACCTGGGTTAATATTAAGCGCTTTTAAGGAGTTATTACCATACTTTAGTATACCAATAAGCTTTTGCTCTTTATCGTTCGTTAGAATGTCTTCATTTTTTAGAGGCATTACAAAGCATCTGTCTCCAAATGATTTCCAATCCTCTGTATTTTTATACAAATATATTTGGTCTACAGCACAGAAATATAAATCATTTTTAAAGTATGACCTACTGTTTTTCTTTACACCTTTCATGTCGTAGAATACTCTAAAAACATTGTGATGTATTAGCACTATATCTCCTTTTTGTATACTTGTTTTGAATGCTTTTGGTGTTTCCACTACAACGGCTAAGTTGTTAACAGATTTAAAACTTTCTATCTTAGTATTTAAAACTAAAGTTTTGTCACCAATCTTTATCTCGTTTTCATATCTATCACCAAGAGGTTTGATGATGAAGTCATACAAGCTCTTCATTAATACTCTAAATCGTATTCAACAGATATTGCCATGTTAGAATTAAATTTCTTCCATGGCATTACCTCATCTTCTTTTTTAATGTATATACTGTAAGAGTTTGATTTTTGATCGTGTAGTATAGCTGTAATAGTATGTCCTCCATAAACGTTCTGCCCAACTGCATAATGCATGGCATCGTTTTTATAGTCAGAACCTATACTGATCTTTCTTACAATAGAGCTCATTAAGCTTCTTCTTTTTCAACAACAGTATAACTACCATCAGATAAGTCAATATTAACTTGACCATACTCTTCTTCTAGTTCTTTCTTAGTTGCCTCTAAAGCCCCTGCTGCTTGCACCTGAATATGCAACGCTTCGTGCTTTTTGCTTTCAATAAAACCAATATCGATAAATGCCGCTTGTAATTTAGCTTGTTGATCTTTGATTGTTTTTAACTGCTCTTCTGTAATTTTTGTTATTTCACTCATTTGATTTGATTTGATTTAATTAATTTATATTAATATAGTTACTCTTTTTTTTCAATACTTACAACAGGCGGTACTTCTGCATTTCTTGCAAAACCGTAAAATTGATGTGCTGATAAATCTCCAGGATAAACTTCATTATCTCCGAAGTCTAAATCATCTGTACTCATTATATCGTAAGCAACACCAGGATAATAAATTGGCGGTGTTAATTCGTTTCCGTCTTTATCATAGGTTGCAGGAGTCTTTACAAC